ATATACCCCATAGATACTAAATCTCCCGAGAAACTGGTGATTATCGACGCATTTTGGAGATATCTTGTGCTTCTTCGTCACTGAACACAGGCACAGCGTTGCTCTTGTGCATTGTAGCAATGCCTTTGACTTTGGTTCCGGTATAGATTGGACTAGCTTTCAACACAGCATTGCCGCCTGTATCTACACTTTTGATATGTGCAGTAGTGTTGCGACCTTCGGGAATCTTCAGCGAATATGATTTGCTCAAAGACTCTGCTGCCAAACCACGCTGACGTTTCTTATCTTCAATCTCCACAGCCCATTTCTTTTGTAGCTCTTTCCAACTTTCGTCCAATTCTCTAGCCTTTCTTGCGTGTTCAGCAGATGCAAACTTCTGCTTGCCTTTGCGTTTGCCTGTGGTACTAAGCCACGGACCTTCTAAGTGCATTGTCAAAAGAAACCTCCAAACTTGTTAAACTGTACAACTAGTATAACAGATTGTTTGGAGGTTGTCAATACCCAATTTTACAAATCTATAGTTTCGGGATCTACCAATGCCAATTCTTCAAAACCCCAACTTCTTTCTTCGCAGGAATAACAGAGATTACATTTTCCCTTAAACTGACGGGCACATGAATGTGTATAAGGTATTATGAAATCCGTTCCTAATTTGTACAGTATGTCAGTCATCTGTGGTTTAAGCAGATGCAAAAAAGGTTGTACATACAAGGGATTATATTTGTAGACAAAGTCTAAGTTGCCTTTGAATTTTTTAATAGCTGATGATGGCATGTTATTTCCGCTAAGATAAATTCGGCCGTTAAAATTCCTGCAAGTTTCAACAATAACATCAGAGTTCATTCTTCCTAGCCGAATTGCCTCTTCAGTATTAGGAATATTGTTTACGTGTGATATGTTAACTTGAAAATGATCTTCAAACTTTTTTAAAATACGAGTCGCATATACTGGCTCGCCTGTTGGTTTTTCTAGCGTAAAGGCTGTTAAGGCTACTGTTTTTAATCGATTAGTTTCGGCTAATTCTTTTAAAATTAAAGACAACATTGCAGATGAGTCTAGTCCCCCAGACATAAAAATTCCAATATTATCTACTTCTGGAATAGTAAAAATGAACTCACGTTCTAGGTGTTTTGGGCCAATTTTTATTTTCATACAACAATTATTTATTAAATACAGAATGTCCGCTGATCCTAAATTTGCTATTCCTAATAAACCAAGTGACTTCGCAGCTTTATCAAATATAACTGTATCAACTGAACATTTAATGTGCGAGATGCAATTAAGTGCAATAGGCTGCTGGGAACCCTTAGACTTTTTAATTGATCAGTCAATTTGGGAAAACGACAAGGGCAGACTTAACGGCTTATGGAGGCCATTTCAGCCAAGAGAAGACATAACTAATGATAGAGATTCAATTTTATTGTTTGGCTTAAATGGTGATACTGCAACCAGTCCAACAGGCTTATCGCACGTTCATGCAAAATTAGGTCGTTTTCCAAGAGAAGCTGAATTTATCTATCCAACTGATGCGGTTCCTCTGCTACATTCCTGCCAAGAAATTATAGAGTTCTTCTCTCCCATGTGTCGTAGTTTTATCATAAGATTAAATGCCGGCGGCTTTTATCCAAGACACCGAGATCACTTCTTAATTAATCGTGAAACATTTAGACTTATTACTTTTTTAGGCAACTCAAGTGATCAATTAGAATGGGAAGTAGAAGGTAACATTAAAACATTTTTACCAAATACTACCTACTATGTTGATACCAGAAAAATGCATAGACTATCGTCATGGAGTCATGGATCGACTATGATAGTATGGAATGTTCGAAAAACATGGCCTAACGTTCTAAAAGTTTTAACACGATTAAAACATAAATGAACAGTGTTAGCTGTTTAACACCTTAGCCACTGAATTCATTACACTGGCAATACGACCGATGTCACGCAAGTTTTCTACTGTGTAGCCTTCTTGCTTGAGTGTTTCGTAATGTGCTTTCACACAGAAGTGGCACTTGCCAACAATACTTGCGGCCAAACTGAACGCTTCAAAGTTGCTCTTGGTAGTTCCGCCGTGACTGACAATTGCATTCATACGTAGTTGGGCAGGTAAACCTTTCAATGCTGGATCATCAGCCATCTCAACATATGGATACCATACATTGTTCTGTGCCATAATACTAGCGGCAGTCATTGCTGACTCTGCGTGAACAGGAGTATCTGCTAGAATAACAGATAAGATCTTGCCATTGCCTGTTGCGGCCAAAGCAGCCACGGCACAACCTATAGCAACATCAGCATCTAATGTGCTACGTAGTAACACGGCATCCAGATTTAATTTTGTATCCTTAGCGTAGTCTGGTAACGCACCTTTTACTGATTCAATAAAATTCATTTTAATATTTTCCTGATGCTAATACGATCTGGCAAATGTGTTCCAATCGCTCTATATGTTCAAACGCCCTCCACGGACTTGTGTCAATGGCAACAACTCCGTGACCTTTGATGCCTACAATGTCGTAGGCAATATTACCTGCATTGTCTAACTGCAAGTTCTCATGACAACGATCAGCAAGTTCTTGACTGATAGGAGGCACATCTCCTACGTTAGGTGCTACCTTGGTATAACGATTGAGTTCTGGAAAAGCCGCACTTACCTTACTCAAATCAATTCCGGCATGCATAGCAGCAATACAATAGGTTGGATGTAAATGAACCACAACTCTCACTTCATTGTGATGTTGTCCCATCATTTTTTGTAAGCCAAAATGTAATGGTAGTTCTCCACTGGGCTTTAGATTAGCACTGATCTCAGTGTACTCTAACTCTTTGATTGCATGATACAGTCGAGGAGGTTGGTCATAGTAACCTTTCTCAATGCCAATCTTTTTAAACTGATCAGGTTGCATGGTCTGTTTACGGACGCCGCTGGGTGTGATATAAAAGTGATCACGGTCGTGGTGACGAATTGAAACATTGCCATCACGACTGGTGATCCAGTTGCGTCTATATGCTTCAACTAATGTATCGCAAATTGTTTCTAACATTATCCGTTCCTTAAAATATCTATCATAGTCATTCAATAAAAATGATCATTTCCATCTTCTTCACCTATTCCATTCTTGTGTATATCCCATAGTACTATTCCTACTACAGCTATCATGAGCACTACGGCAATAATTTCATTAACGGTCATGGTTATGCCCTGTAATAAGTTTCTTTATCTTTTTCAGACAGTTTTGGATCATTCCAAACATTACGACGATTCCATTCCTGGATTTTAGCAAGACGTTCTTGTTCAGTGAGTTCATCACAACGACTACTGTAATCCGGAGCTCGTAACCAGTTAACACCTGTGCGTGGCTTATAGGTATTCTCTACTGAACGAAACACAGCCCAAGTAGCAAACACCATGCTGATAATGGCAATATGGCCAATCATGTTGTAACCAATGGTCAGCAGTTCACCGACGTAAATTCCAAACGCCAGACTCCAAAAACAGCCCAACAAGATGCTAAGAAAGTATTTGACGTACACAGGTGCGTGACGCAGAGGATTTAGGTTTGGATTCATGATGTTCCACGAGGAACGAGACACCAACCAAAAGAATTTGAGTACACTAAACATACGAGTCCTATTAAAAAGAAATATTTAGCAGACACGGTGCCTGCACGAACTAGTATTATAGCATCTTTTGATTGTGTGTCAAGTGCCAAATTACAGCGTCTCACCACCAACTATGCGGTTACAGGCACATAGTTCGCCAGTCTGTAGAGCGTCCAATACACGCAGAGTTTCTTCTGGTGAGCGACCCACGTTCAAGTTGTTCACAGTCACGTGTTGGATCTCATTACTTGGATCAACAATGAATGTTGCACGAAGTGCGGCACCTGCTGGAGCATAGAATACACCCAACTGTTCGATCAAGCTCAACTCACCACGCTGTGTATCAGCAAACTGGTGGTGTGTGATTTTCTTTAGATCACTGTGTGCTGTCTGCCATGCTACTTTACAGAACTCATTGTCTGTTGATCCTGTGAGCAATACTGCATCACGGTCAGCAAAGTCTTGTGTCAGCTTGTCGTAGGCCACGATTTCTGTAGGGCAAACGAATGTAAAGTCTTTTGGATAGTATACGATTACTTTCCACTTGCCTTCAAACGATTCTTCTGTAATCGTATAGAAAGCATCTTCTGGTTGTCCTGGTTTAACACCTGTGACTGCGAATGGGGCTAATTTATTACCAACTGTTTTCATAATATCTCCTTGTGTGTGAATGAAACAATACTTATTGTACATTTATATATCCTATAGATCAATGGTTTTCCATTAGTTTTGCCTAATATTTTTTAATGGCAGCAATAGGAAAAATCAATAATAGAAAAGGCCCCGAAGAGCCTTTATTGATTCTTTAAAGAATTAAACTACTGGAGTATATTCAATACCAGTTGTTGCCAAACCCACCAAACCAATAGTAGTTTCAAACGCTGCTAACTCACTAGCGGCAACCAGTACATCAGCCTGACTCAACTTGTTGTTGGTCATCCAAGCTGTGTAGTCTGTGACCTGTGTCAATGTAGCATCTGTGCCATAAACGTTCTTGTAAACGTGCTTGATGAATGTTTCATTGCTGACACCACCGGCATCTGTTTTGTAAACATCTGTAGATAGTAATGCCTCTGCTAGTTGTTTGTTTGTCCAACCTTTGTCGGCTAGATCAATGCCAATGCCTTTGTATGCGTTAGTAACATCGGCAGTACCAAGTGCGGCTGCTAACAGGGCATAGACATCACCTGCACGACCTGTGGCATCATAGGCAATGGCCTTATCCGTGAACACCACACGCTCGTGGTTAGCAAGATTAAACTCCATGTTGCTAACTAACGTGCTGGCTAGCTTTACATTGTCAGCGGTTTTAGTTGTTGTGAACTCTGTACTAGCACCACCCATAGTGTAGGTGTCAACGCCAGTAGTACCTGTAACATCCACAGTAATATCTACTGTGCCATCACCTGCACGGCCTGTACCCACTACACCAAAGGTAGCAATCTTACCAGCAGTACCAACTGTGGCTACTGTAACGATCAAGTTGTTAGCCACTGTACCACCTAATGCTGTGCCAGCAAGAGTAATTGTATCGCCTGCAACGTATCCTGTGCCTGCACTTGCTGCCAGGCTGTCTAGCACAACAGAATATACTCCGTCTGTCTTAGTAACATCAAATGTTGCGTCAACGCCTGCGCCACCTGTTAAGCCAGTAACATTTTGGTAAGTAGCATTTATTGCCTTGTCTTTAATTGTAATTGTTGTTGTCATAATTTTCCTTTTTAATAATATGAGTCATAAACTTAATTAGTGGTTTATACTACCATTATACACAAAATATCAAACAAAACATGTGCGTACACGCACAACTTTGAGACGATATGTTAGATATAATATCCAAAAGAAACCCGCCGAAGCGGGTTTGGTAGTTTCTGTTACGAGGTATTTCCTACCCTAAGCTGAGTTTAGGCAGCTAATGCGAACTTTGAGTCGTTTGCGGTTACTTTGTTTTGCTTCTTCGACCGGGTCTCCCCAATCCTAACGGCTTCTACATTGCCGAGCTGTCCACTCTGTTACTCTTTGCCCAATCGATCCTGTGTCATCCCCACCTAAATATACTGCATACACTTAGGTGGAGATGGCGGGCACTGCCCCCGCGTCTTGAACTTATTTTACATCGCTTCATACAGCTATATTTTATCTTATTATAAGTTTTGTTCTTTAAAGTCTTTTAATATTTCGTTATAAGCATCGGAAGACGTTTTAGTTGATGGTATTCCTTTCTCTTGATCAACGTCTACAACATATCTTTTTGGCACACTTACTGAAAAAATGTACCGTTCTCCACTTAAATTAAGTACAGAATGCTGTTTACTTGTATTAAACAACATATAGGTATTTAGTTGATAGTCTGCTTCTAATATTTCGAACTGATTTGTCCATAATAAATTACCTTTAAAAAGAGTATGTGCGTTAGGTGTCCCTAATACCATATTAATAGCAGCAGGTCGATTAGCTCTATCATTATGCCACATATACCAAGAATTGGTATAATTTTTAAAAATTCTAAAACTAGACCATTCTAAATCTTTTAATTTTCTTAATACCGGGTCAGCATCTATTAAGTATTCGGGTATTTCAACTTGTTGAAAGGTTAGCCACTTTTCTAAGTGTTGAGGTCGCCAGTCTTTTATACTTCTAGCATAACTTAATAATTGATCCGATATTACACTTTTTGTTTTTAAGTTATAAAAATAGTCTTCGCTGTTCATAACTTAACTACATTTTGACAGTTAAGTCAATGTCTTCTTGTTGCTTTTGGACTTCTTTCATAGGACGAATAGGTTCCAACCAAGTATCCGGAATATAGGCCTTTGGAGTATCTCCGTACATATTACTCAATCCAAATTCTGTAGCTATCCACCAAAAGTGATCTGTGATAGCAGCCTTACAGGCAATTCCTCTAAACTGGAATTCTTCACCTTGCGTAAAATGTCCCACATACTCCTCTACCAACACAGTTTTACCTATGTTTGTAGGCCGGATGCTCATGATAATTTTGGCAAGGTCGCCTTGTTCACATTTCATTTTGTTTCATCAGTTTAGTGTGCAAGATCATATTTTCAGTGACCAGTTTAGTGATAGTGGCCAACATGATCAATCTATCTGCATCTGTGATCGTTTCTTTGTCAAACTGTTCTAGGATACTGGATCCGATCATTCGCATGGTCTGTTCTTGGCCTTTGGAAAATACTCCCCAGTCAAACGGATCTCCTTCTTCGTGAGCAAAGGCAATGTCTACAAGTTCATCGAGGGTTATTTTAGCCATGCTATTTTTTCTCCGGCAGCTTTTCTTCTATCATATTCTTCTGGTGTGCTGGGATATCTCCAGGCCCATACAGCCACAAGGGCCATAAAGATACCTGTATAGATAACACCACGTAACGGTACTGAACCAACACTCATTAAGATCAAACTTAATGACATCATACCAATCATAAGGTATTTCATTTTTTGTGGGAATACACGCTTCTCACTCCAGTTGCGTAAGAACGGACCAAACAGTTTGTGATTCATAATCCAGTTATGCATACGCTCTGAACTTCTTGCAAAACAAAAAGCACTTGCAACCACAAAAGGACTATAAGGAATGCCCGGAGTTATAACTCCTATGTATGCCATTATCAGGCAAAGACATCCTAGAACAAAAAAGAACGCTTTTTTTAATTTAATCATATTATTTAATTAGCAAATACGTTGCCTGAACCGCTAGCTGGATGTCCACAAGTGGCTGGATCCCCTGCTCGGCAAACTGCGATGCCGTTGGCAAATACATTACCGCTTCCTGCTGCCATCACAGGGCTTCTATGCGGGCCGCGGCCGTGTCCTGCAACAGCATCACCAATTCGTACTACCGGCTGACTATTAGCAAATACATTGCCGGATCCTTGTATAATGGCTCCGCCGGCTACGTCAGTTCCTGCATCTCTTGCTATACCTGGCATATTAGAAATCTTTAGGAATATTGTTTTTTATTCGTTCTGACAACCTAGTTGCCTCTGACAATGCGGCCTGTATTTGACTTGCAGAGGCAGACTCTGCAGAGTCTAAGATCTTTGCTTGCTCAATTAACAATTTATAGATTGAAATCATACTAAACACTTCATAAGGACCTATTACATGGATGCCAGGGCCTTCGCCTAGTTCTTTCATCTTCTTTTGATAAGTTTCGATTGCTGTTAGTTTAGTAGCAATAGTAGCAATGTTAGTGGCCATTGTTGTTGAATTAGTGGCCATTGTTGTTGAATTAGTGGCCATTATGCCAAGGCTTGCCGCCGAGGCAGTAGTGTCAACGTTGATATCAGCCAACTCTTCTCTAACTTGATTTAGATATGTTGATATGTTACCGTAAACACTGCCGTAATTATATGTAGGTGTAGATTCAGCAGCCGGTTCAGGCGCAATAAAATATCTACTCATAATAATGTTGCTCCGTCAACTCTAGCACTCCAGCCCGATGGTGAATAGATCCAAACCTTATCAGTAGCTTTTGCATAAACATCAGCAGCTACAAATGTAGTATTACTGGCTAATGAAAAGTTATAATACAAATATTCCCCGCCGGCAGGTGTTAATGGACAGATTGCTAATCTAAAAGTTCCTGTAGAACCTGTTTTGTTTACAATGTAGATATTAATTTTTGCATCGGCAGCAATAGCAGCACCTACTGCCGTGTCTGTATTTGCTGATGTAATAGAAACTGATTGTGATATTGCTGTTATTGCCATGTATATTCTCTAAACTAATATTTATGATAGTGCAATACCAGTGGTTGATTCAAGAAACTGTTTGGCAAACTGTGCGTCTGTTGCTTCAGCTACAGTAACCGTTGATTTTTGTAGTTTGATTTCGGTATCCGGGTTAACTGTAAACAGGTAGGGCATTAGCCCTGGACCTTTTGGCCCCATACCAATTACTTGCGGATTTTTTAGTTTATAATAAACTGCACCGTCTTCTACTAACTTGGCAACAATTTCTTCACCACTTGTGAGTTTAAGTGTGATCACTTCGCCTACTGATACGCCTTTATTAATTAACATATTATACCTTTTCTAAAAATGTTTTAAGTTCTGTAAATCCGCCAATAAGTTGTTCATCGACAAAAATTTGTGGTACTGTCCTAGCATCAGGTACAGCTTCTAATAGTTCTTCTCGAGTATAGCCGTCTCCGATTTTCTTTTCTTCAAACGCTATACCTCGTTGTTTTAACAATGCCTTTGCTTGATCGCAATAAGGGCAATGGTACTTTGACCATACTGTTGCTTTCATTCTATTTCCTTTAACTTGAATATATGACTCTGCCTTTTTTATCAAGAACTCTGACCAATATGGCACCTTTGGCTTTTTTAGCCAATGCCATAGAAATGGCCTGCGATTCAGTGCCAGCACCGCCTATAGAATTCCAAGATTCAAAAGGACTTTTACTTTTAAATTGTACCTTGTACATATATATATTCCTAGATGGCCGGTAGCTCATCGTAATCTAGGCTTTCTCCCATTATGCCAATAACATAATTTGTGCTTTCACTTTCTTGTAGTGCTGTTTGTTTCTTGCTAGTATCAGTGTGCTTATTAAACCAAGGGATTGGTGTTGACTTAGGCGCTGCCGCTTGATACTTGATACCAATTTGCTTTAATGCATCCACGGCAGTGTAGTCTACAAAATCACGCAGAATATTTGCGTTCAGTCCAATAACTGGTCCCATCTTGAACAAGTATGTGGCCCAATCTTTTTCTTCACGTATCACATCCATGTATAATTGATACACTTCTGCTTCGCATTCTTGTTTGGCTTCAACAAACCGTGTGTCCTCTTTGACCACTTGGTTGATCAAATAGGCAGTCCATCCTTTGTGTAGCAACTCGTCTTGTAGAATCAATTGAATAATATTGCCATTACCCATGAATATCTTATTCTCTACCATTGCTAAACTTGTGGCAAACGATACCATAAAGCGGAATGCCTCAAGAGCATAACTTGCGTGTAAGGCCATCCATATTGCTTTGACGTGTTCTTTCTCTGTAACTATCTCGCCTAGCTGTTTACGACAATTGATAACGTGAAGTGCTTCATAGTAGTTGCCTACACTGCTCGCCATGTCAATAATCTCTTTGGTATCGTGAATTGTGTTGAAAACATCTTTGGGTACATTGTAGATGTTGCGAATGATGTGACTGTAGCTCTTGCTGTGAATGTTAGTTTCAAAGAATGTCCAGTTATAGACAAGTGCTTCTAGTTCTGGCAGTGATACAACAGGCATAAAGATTTGGCTTGGCCCGCGGCCTTGTAAACTGTCCAATGCTGTTTGTCTTAGCAAGTTACTGGTAAAGATATGTTTGACAGCATCACTGGCATCTTTGAAGTCATTTGAATCTTTAGTAAGACTAATTTCTTCTGGTTGCCAGAAGAAGCCACGTGCTGTAGCTTCGAAGTCTGCAATCTTTTTATATTTTACTTCTTCAAAACGTTGAATAGTAACTGGACCTGCAGGGTCTAGAAACATCTTACGATTAAGATAGTCTGTTTTTGTGTTTAGGTTATATTGTTGTTTTGACATTTTAAATAATCCACGTGTGCTACAGCTCTCCAAAGATTTAACATTGGAGGTTCGCCAGCGGAAGGTTCCTTATAATTAATTCTAATCTCAACATCATTACTGTGGAGTTCAGCCATTAAAGAATTTATTGTTTCTACAGCTTCTTTAATGTTTTCTATTTGTTGTCCGATATTTTGTGTTGTCATAATTTACAGGCCTCGCAGTCCTCTTCTATTTCATATCCATTTACAGAACTTGTGTGTCCGTTTACTTGTACTGTTAATTGGTCTTCTTGCATTTTGCTTCCAGCCTTGTTGATTAGACTGTAGTAAAATGTCTTTAATCCCCAAACATGAGCTTGCATTAAATTTTTAGCAATCAATGTTGTGGGCACTTTACGTTCTAGAAAATGTGCAGGATTATAAAAAGTATTAGTTGAAATACTTTGATCAACGTAGGCAGCAATAACTGCCGCAGTTTTCAAATAACCATCACAGTCCTTTTGTTCCCACATCAGTTGATATTTATTTTTCAATCTGTTGTACTCCGGAACAACCTGCGTAAACGATCCTGCCTTTGATTCTTTAGTGCTGATCAAGCTCATTGGCATTTCAATGCCGTTAGTTGAATCAATTACCACTGAGCTAGATTCAACAGGTGCAACAGCCATCAGTGTGGCATTGCGAACACCGTGTTCTTTCATATTCGTACGTAGTGTTTCCCAATCAAGTTCAGGCGTAAAGTCTGCTAGTTCGTTGACTCCCTTAGCCCGTAGTTCCCAGGGAAACACACCTTGTCCGTAACGTGTTTTGGCACTCTCAGTACAAGGGCCGCGCTCTTTGGCCAGCTCCACTGTGGCTTCTGTTAGATAGTAGGCCTGATGTTCCATCCAGGTCTTGACTTCTGTCAGTGCATCCTTCTCACCATACTTTAAGCTACGCTTGGCGTGCCAGTAGGCTAGATTGGTAATACCAATGCCTAGTGGTTGTATCTCGTCGTTACTGAGTTTACTCTGTATCGACAAGAAGTCTTGATAATCAAGAATGTTACACAGGCTACGCTGTAGAATCCTGCAGGCTCTACGCATATCCTCTGGGTTCCGGAACGCTCCCCAGTTGATAGATCCCAGTGTACATAACGCTATGCGGCCATCCTCGTCGTCTAATCTCTTAAATGAACGGGTGGGTAATAGGATCTCACAACACAAGTTACTTTGATAAATCGTATGATACTCGGGATCAAATGGTCCTTGGTTCATTACATTATCAATGAATACTAGATATATTCGACCTGTGTCTGTGCGTTCTTTCAGTATACCACTCTTGAAAACTTCCTCGGCGCTCATTGTCTTGGTACGTAGGTCTTTGCGTTTTTCGTACTTGACATACAGCTCTTCAAAGCGTTCTGTGTTTTGATAGAAGGCTTCGTATAGGTCTGGTACTTCGTTGGGGTCAAAGAATGTTATTTGTTCCTTGTTTTTAAATCGTCTCCAGAAGAAAGCACTAAGCACAACCCCATAATCCATATGACGGACTCGGGTTTCTTCTGTTCCTTGGTTGTTCTTAAGGAC